GGTTTGCGTCGTTCGTGTGTTTTTTTACGCAAATTAAAAATTAAGTAAATAGTTCTATGGGTGTGAAAATGAAACAGGCAGACTTGGCGGTCAAATGGGGGACAACACAGAAGAACATCAGCTTAATGATGGGCAAAGGTTGTGACTTCACAGCATCAGATGAGGATGTCGCTAAGTGGTTACTAGCTAATGGCAAGCGCAAGTCAAAGCCGATGCGTGACGCCATAGCCAAGGTGTTAAAGCCGGAAGTCATAGACGCCATAGAAACGGGCAAAAAAAAGAGCCTGGAGGAAATGCGGGATTATTACGCATCGAATTTGGACAGGGCGACAAGGGCCGAGAGTGTTGACCGTGAGAGCGTCAAATTCTGGAACGACCTGCTTTTGAAAGCAGACGAGTCAATCCGCAAAAGCGAGGCGCACGCCAAGAAGCTGGGCATTGACCGAGGCGAGCTGTTGAGCCGTGAGGAAGTCGAGCGCATCATCAAGTCAATGGTGTGGGCGGGGAATGCTTGTTGCGACAAGTTCGCGCAGCAGATCGCGCAGAAGTTGAGCGGCAAACCACCTGCGGAGATTTATGAGATACTGGCTCCGAACCTTGTTTCATCCAGCCTTTTTGAAGCAATCAAAAAGGTGGCCAAGACACCGGGCGACGTCAACCTGCCGCAATGGTTGATTGATTGTTTTCTAAACGAGGAAGATCAATATATTGAATAATGAAGCTCAAGAAAAAGCGTGACCCGATAGCTTGGCTTGAACGCAATGTGCAGCTTGACTATGGATATTTTCGGCGTGAGCATCACCCCTTGATTGTGGAGCCGCTGCGGATGGCGGCAAGCAAGCGTGGTGGTTACGTTGGCTTGATCGGATCGGTTCAGCACATCAAAACACTGGCGGCGCAACTGTTCCAGATTTACGGCCTGCACATCTCGCCCTGCAACGCGGCACACTTTGACCTGACAGCCGAGGCGTTGAAAGAGTTTAGCGATGACAAGTTTGTGCCTCTCATCGACAATACTGATACCATCACGCGGCTGATACCAGCGCAACCATACCGGCGCACCAAGTTTTACACCTCGACACCATACGGCTACATCCGCTTATTGTCGGCTGGCATCATGGCAAACCGCAACTCAAAGACACTGCAACGTATCACAGCGGATGAGTCGTGGGCGTATAAAGATGACGAGGGCTGGCTTGAACAGATACACGACCGCCAATCCTCCTTCACCTGGAATTGGCAGATGTTCTTGCCATCATCCGGGCAGACGGCAGGCAGTCAGCTTGATCAGCTATGGCTCAAATCAACGCAACGCACATGGCACGTCCCTTGTGATTGCTGCGGTGAGATGATTCCATATATTTGGAAACTTCCAGCGATTGACGGCAAAGTGCCAGCGGGCGGGATGCGTTATGCTTCAACTGATGAGATCACCGACGCTGACGGCATCATTGATTGGGTGGCGCTGCGTGAGTCAGTCTATTACCAATGCCAACTCTGCGAAGGTAGGCTTGAATGGAATCCGGCAGACCAAGACCGCCGCAACATGGAGGGGCGATATATTGCCATGAATGAGAACGGTGACCCGGATATTGAGTTTTACCACTACAACGCGATTGTTCATGTTCCTTGGCCCGAGCTTGTCACCAAATGGAAGGAGGCAACCATAGCCCGCAACCGTGGTGACCTGAGCAAGCTTGAGAACTTCGTCCGTAAGCAACTCGCCGAGGCGTGGAACGAGTCGGAGTATATTTCTGACGAGGTGAGGCAGAACGCCCGTGGCGGCTACCTACTAGGAGAGGATTGGGACACAGGCAAAGAGGATCCACTACTTTTCTGCACTGTCGATGTTCAGAAGGATCACTACTACGTCATCATAAGAGCTTGGGCGATCATCAACGGAGAGCTTTACAGCCGACTCATTGAACGGGAAAAAGTAGTCAGCACTGGGCAGATACGCGACCTTGCCGACAAGTGGCAGTTAAAGCAAAACGGGCTTGAAGGTTCCCGTGTTTTCTTGGATGGAAACTACAACACGACAGCCGTGCAACGTGTCGCCGCACAAAATGGTTGGCTTGTGTTCCGTGGTGACAAAGCGATGGACTTCCGGCACAAGGACGGGCTGCGGCGAATCTATTCTGACATTCAATATCTTGACACGGGCGAGGGAACAATCAACGCCAAGAGCAGCCGATATGCGGGCCAAGTTAGGTTCAGCAAACATTCAGCGCTTAACCGTCTTTCGCTTATACGCTCGTTGCGTAGTAATGATGACAAGTTGCTTTGGACATACGCCGACGACGCGGGCAGTGTTTACGAGCGGCAAATCAACGCATGGCAGCGAGTTAGCAAGACAGCTCCCGATGGCAAGGTGTATTATGATTTTATTAACCGCGACGCGAGCAACGATCACTTTGGTGATTGTGAGATTATGAACTGCGTTTGTGCGGCAATGGCTGGCTTGGTGGGCGTAAGTAGCATTGACGATACTACAGATGATGCAAAGAATTGAGCATTGACAAAAAGCAAGTTTAATCTTTTAATTGTCTCACCTTTATGCGCTCCCTTTTATTCACACTTTGGATACAAGCTGATAAATCTGTCAGTGCAACCTTGTCATTGCTTGAGCAGTTGACGGCAGCGCAATTTGAGACAGTCCAGCAAGGGGGCGCACGCATGATCAACGCGTCACTTTCCGGCAAGTCATTTAGCTACGAGTTGCCGCCTAACTGGGGCGCGTTCCAGTTTGAGAACATGCTCTATGAGATTTACAAGAAGATCAAAACGGGCGGTGCATCCGATGGCGAGATGACCGAGGCAGAGCTTGAGGCATACATCCTTGACGCGGACAGAGAGGTTACTGATACCGTCCTTGCCCGCGTAAACTACAACAACAGGCGCAGAGCATAATCATGGCAGCAACACCATTAAAATCAGCTTACGGCAGAGCCAGTGCCAAGAATCTTTATTCACACCACCGCGCCGGGACTAATGAGTTTTACCCAGGCGGGCGCAATGACCAGCGCCGCTTTAGTTCGCGCAACATAGCGCAAGACATCGCTGACATGATGACGGCAAACCGTCATTGCATGATGCTCGGTGATAGCCGCTACATCTATCAATCCTTTTCTTCCATTGCTGGCGCAGTCAAACAAAAGGCAAACTATGTTTACGGCGGGAGTTGGCGGCTGCAATCACTAAGCGCCGACACCGCATTTGCGGCAGCCGTGGAGGAAGATTTTCAACGCCTTGATCAGATGTTTGACATCCGGGGCGGCAACTTCTCATTCCGCAAGAACGTATGGCGAGGCTCCAAGCTGATCGACGTTGACGGTGACTTCTTCGTAATCCTCACCGAGCAGCCTGACACGGGATTCCCCAAGCTGCAATTCATCGAGTCTCACAAGGTGGGCGACTGGGGCGAGTGCTATGACGGCTACGTTGCTGACGGATCGCGCTACAACGGCAAGCGCATCCTGACGGGCGTGATCGTCAATGAATACATGGCCCCGATTGCTTACCGCATCAAAGATCCGACACAAAAGCGAGGCTACCAGGACATCTCAGCCAATAGCGTTGTTCACTTTGCCGATATGGAATGGTTCAGCCAAGGACGCGGCACGCCATCCGTTGCCGCTGCAATTCTCGACTGGTATGATCTCAGCGAAACCCGCGACGCGCAGAAGATGAAGCAAAAGGTGAACAGCATTCTTACACTCATCGAAAGCAACGAGAGCGGCATGACCGATATTGGGCGCAATGCGCTTGGCATCGGAGGCGGCACAGACGAGCCAGCCACTCAATACATGGACAGCGGTATGATCCGCATCATCAAAAACGGCAGCAGCTTAAAAGCACACACCGCAAACGATCCACCAGAAGGCTGGATGAAGTTCACACAGCTTGTCGAGCAATCGGCATTTTATGCGCTGGGCTGGCGGCGTGAGATGCTGGACAGTTCAGCCGTAGGTGGTGCAGGCGTGCGTGGCTTCATGGCTGACGTAAACAAATCCATTGCCGCCCGTATCGAGGTGCTTGAGAGCGGATACAAGCGCCTTGCTCAATACATCATTGCAAAGCGTGCCAAGATGGGCAGTTACGACTTGCCGGATGATTGGTGGAAACTTAGCTTTTCCCGCCCGGCTGAATTTACCGTTGACGAG